TGCAGGACCAGTTACACTATCAGCATAATGGCAGGATTTACTTACGATAATTTAGTAACAGATATTAGAAATTATACTGAAACAGATTCTAATGTTTTGACAACAGCTGTTTTAGAAAACATAATTCTTAACGCACAATATAGAATTATGAGAGATGTGCCTATTGATGCAGATAGAAAGCAACAATTAGGTAATTTTGTGGCAGGTCAAGAATCTATAAATGCACCTGCTGGATGTTTGTTTATTAGAGGCATACAAGTTTACGATACTAATGGATCAGCTATTACGGGAGCTAATAGATGGTTAGAAAAAAAAGATATGACTTATCTTCAAGAGTACCAAGACATAACAGGCACATCGGCAGCTCAAGGTCAACCTAAATATTATGCCTCTTTTGGAGGTGCAACTGGAAACACCGATACAACATCAGGCAGAATATTTTTAGCGCCTACACCTAATACAACATACAGATTTAGAGTTCATTTTAACAAAATGCCAGCAACTTTAGAATCTGGTAATCAAAGTAACTATATTAGTCTCAACTTTCCAAATGGCTTACTATATTGCTGTTTATCAGAGGTATATGGTTTTTTAAAAGGTCCAATAGATATGTTGACACTTTACGAAAATAAATATAAAAATGAGGTACAGAAGTTTGCTCAAGAGCAAGTCGGTCGAAGACGAAGAGATGACTATACTGATGGCGCTGTTCGTTTACAGATTAACTCAGCAAACCCGTAGGAGAATAAATTATGGCAATTACATCAGCAATATGTTCAAGTTTTAAGCAAGAACTTTTACAAGGTAAACATAACTTTGCTTCATCAGGTGGACACACTTTTAAATTAGCTTTATTTGACAGTGATGCAAACTTAGGTGCATCTACTACAGATTATTCAACATCAGAAGAAATTACAAATACATCCGGAACTGCTTACACAGCAGGTGGTGCAACTCTAACAAGATCAGGAGTTGGATTAACTGGCACAACAGCCTTTACAGACTTTGGTGATGTAACATATACATCTGCATCTTTCACAGCAAACGGTGCAATGATTTATAACACTACAACAGCTGGTGGATCAGGAACAACTGATGCCGTTGCAATCATAGCTTTTGGTGGAGACAAAACAGCAAGTAATGGAACTTTTAAAGTAGAGTTTCCCGCAAACGACGCTACAGCCGCAATAATTAGATTAGCATAGGAGGCCGACCATGTCGGTATCTTCAGGATGGGGCAGGTTTACCTGGGGCCAAGCTAATTGGAATGAAAATCAAAAATTTGGAGAAGGTTGGGGAGCTAAGACTTGGAGTGAAGAATCTTGGGGAGATCTTAATGATGTAACTGTTTCTTTAACAGGTCAAGAAATAACTTCAAACATTGGTATACAGGGCTGGGGTAACAATACCTATGGTCAAGGTGCTTGGGGTGAGTTTGCAATTACAATTGGTTTAAGTCCTAATTTTAACATCAGTGGTGTAGAATTTTCATCTAGCGTAGGTTCTGTATCAGTGACTGGTTCAGCAGTTGTAGAACCATCAGGTGTTTCATCATCATTTAATGTTGGATCATTAGCTGTTGAAGCAGATGCTAATGTTGCCATTTCAGGTATTTCTGCATCTTTTGCTTTAGGAGTTGTAACAGTTGCTGATCAAGTTGTAGGTTTAACAGGACTTGATTTAACTTTAAGTCAAGGAACAGTTGTATTACCAAATGCAACAGCGATTGTATCTGGTCAGTCCATGACTTTAAGTCAAGGAACTGCAATTGGTTTTTCTAATAATCAAGTTGACGTAACTGGATTTTCATTAACTTCATCTTTAGGTAGTGCAAACGCACCAAACAACACAGCAATATTATCAGGTGTTTCTGCTGAATTTACTTTAGGAACTATTATAGGATTAGGTAGTGCTGTTACTTCTCCTACTGGTATCAGCATGACTTCTAGTGTTGGTACATTAGATCCTAATGATATGACACTAGGTTTAACAGGTGTATCTGCTTCCTTTACAATAGGAACATTACCTGCTATACCGGACATGGTCGTAGGATTTGACGGTCTATCTGCAAGCTTTAGTATTGGCAGTGTAGATATTTTTGCTTATGGAAATGTTGACCCTGGTCAAAATAACAGTTATAGTGACGTTCCAACAGGAACAAATAATAGTTATTCTGATGTTGCAACAGGGACAAATAACAGTTATAACGATGTAGCAGCGTAGGAGAATTTTTTATGGCATCAACATACACACCTTTAGGGGTAGAACTTCAAGCAACCGGTGAAAACGCTGGAACTTGGGGTACAAAAACAAATACAAACTTACAAATTATAGAACAAATATCTGGTGGTTATACAACTCAAGCTGTCTCCGATTCAGGAGATACAGATTTATCTGTATCTGATGGATCAACAGGAGCAACTCTTTCACATAGAATTATAGAATTTACGGGCTCACTTACAGGAGCAAGAAACGTTACAATACCTTTAGATGTTCAAAACTTTTATTTTTTAAAAAATGCAACATCTGGTTCTCAAACTGTAACATTTAAATATGTAACAGGTACAGGAACTTCAGCTGCAGTTGCAAGTGGTAAAACAGTAATTGCATATGCAAAAGCAGATGATGGAACTAATCCAAACATTTCTACAATATCTTTAGCTAGTGATGTTGTTGATGATACTTCACCACAATTAGGTGGTAACTTAGATACTAATTCTTTCATGATAGACTTCGATGATGCTCATGGTATCAGAGATGAAAATGGAGCTGAACAATTAATTTTTGAAACAACTAGTTCTGCTGTAAACCATATTGATGTAACTAACGCTGCAACAAGTAATGCTCCTCAAATAGGTGCAGTTGGAGATGATTCAAACGTTGATTTGAAATTAAGACCAAAAGGAACTGGTAACATTGAAGTAATGGGTGCAACAAACCCAGGTGCAATTCAACTTAATTGTGAATCTAACTCTCACGGGATTATATTACAATCACCTCCACATAGCGCAGGGCAGAGCTATACACTAAAATTCCCTACTGGAAACGTAACAGCAGATAGATTTTTAAAAGTAGATAGTATTACAGGATCAGGTGCAACAGCAGTTGGTCAATTATCTTTTAGTGAAGTATCTGGTGGTACATCATGGCAAGCAGTTAAAACTTCTACATTTACAGCAGTTGCTGGTGAAGGTTATTTTATTAACACAACCGGTGGTGCGTTTGAAATGGATTTACCTGCAGGAAATATTGGCGATGAAGTGTCATTTATAGACTATGCAGGAACATTTGATACAAATAATTTAACAATCGATCAAAACGGTTCAGAAAAAATTCATGGGTCAACTGATCCATTAGTAGTATCAACAGAAAGAGCAGCAAATACTTTAGTTTATGTAGATAGCACACAAGGTTGGCTGTTAAAGGTTAAATAATGGCTGAATACAGATCAATTCAAGGAGCGGCAGTTCAGTCGCTGGCATCTAATACAGGTACGATTGAAGGACAAATTTGGTATGACAATGCCAATTATGCTTTTAAATTAGAATCAGTTACTGGAACAGCAAGTTGGGCAACTGGTGGATCTTTACCAGGAGGAAGACAAAACGGAGGACAAGCAGGACTTCAAACCGCAGCTTTACAAGCTGGAGGTCAACCACCAAGCACTTATACAACTAACACTAGTTACTCGTATGACGGCTCATCTTGGACTGCAACAAATAATTTAGGAACTGCTAGACGACAAGCAACTATGATGGGTGTTCAAGGTGCAGCTCTTTTAGCCTCATCAAGTGATACTGCACCACCTGCTACTGCTACCACAGCAACAGAAGAATTTGATGGAACAAATTGGACAGCTGGAGGAGCTTTAAATACTGCACGTTATGGAGCTTTTGGAGGAGGGACACAAACACAAGCCGTTGTTGCTGGTGGATCTGGTCCTCCTGGTTATAAAGCTGACACAGAAGAATACAACGGAACTTCTTGGACAAGTGTAACAAGCATGCCAGGTAATTATGGAAATGGAACAGCTGGTTCTGACTCACAACTTGATATGCTGTGTGTTGGCGGAGGTCCTGGAAATCAAACTACAAATTTAAAATACGATGGAACTAACTGGTCTACAGGTAATGCATTAAGTGGTGTTGGCAGAAGAGGAAATAGAGGAGCCATGCCTTCATCATCTGCTCCAGGATTTACTTCAGGTGGAGAAAGTGCAACAGTTAATCCAATAAATGTAACTGAAGAATGGGATGGAACTTGTTTTAGTTCTTCAACTAACATACCTGCGGCAACAAGAGATGCCTGTGGTTCCGATGGAGGAACAGGTGCTGCGGGTTTATTTACAGGTGGACATCATTCAACAGCAATTTCTAGTGGCGTTTATGAATTTACTGGAAGTGGAATAGCTGTAACAAAAACTATTACAACGAGTTAAAAATTAAGGAGGAAAAACTATGGCAAACTATCAATACTGTGTAGCAACAAACTGGGGTAAAGGTTTTATTACACATGATGATTCTAGAAAACTTAGTATTTTAAGTTTTCCTGGTGATGTGTGGAGAGTACCTGCTAATAATCAAGATGCAAACAGATGGATTGCTGGAGTGGCTGGCACTCACAAAACTTTATCTGAAGCACAAGCAATTGTTGATGCAGAAATTACTCAAGCACAATCTGATTGGGACGCTATACCAGAAGATGACGACAGGAAAACTCCTGGTCATCCACTGTATGAATCTAGACCCACAGATATAACATTGGAGGAATAATAAGTGGCAACTTATTACGACATATTTGGACAAAAGGTACAATACCTTTCATCTGACCCGAGCCCGGTAGCACAGGGACAGGTTTGGTATAATTCGACTACAAACGTTGCAAAAGTTAGAGGTGTTACAACATCTTCAGCTTGGGCTACTGGTGGAAACATGAATGATTCCAAAGGAGGCAATGGTGCAGGAGATTCACAAAATGCTGCAATAGCATTACAAGGTACTTTAGGAGCAGTTACAGTAGTAGAAACATACGATGGAACGTCTTGGACAAATGGACCTAGTTCTAGTAACACTTATGGATCAAGATCAGCTGGCGGAGGAGCTACATCTGCTTCATTAATTGGAGGTTATACAAACTCTCCTTTTACAACTTATACCGCTACTGAAGAATATGATGGATCAGGTTTTTCTACAGGTGGGGCTTCAAATACATCTGGTTATGGAGCTGGTGCTTGCTATGGGGTAAACAATTCTGCATTAGGATGGGTAGGAAGAGCACCAACAGGAACTCACAATGAACATTATAATGGAACAGCTTGGACTACAGTAAACCCTGCTCCTCCAGGACAAAGAGGTGGTTTTTTAGCTGGGTCTACAAGTTCTGCTGTAATGGCTTCTGGTTTCGTGCCACCTAATAACACAACAGTAAATTGTTTAGATTATGATGGTACAAGTTGGACTTCTATAACAGGTCTTTCACCAGGACAAGATGGTCTTCATGGAGGTTCCGGCGGTACAAATTCATCAGCAGTTCTAATATACGGTGGAGTTAGAGAACCATCATTAGGTGATATTGATAAAGTAACTTTTTGGAACGGTTCTTCTTGGACATCAGAAACTGCTTTACCTTCTGCAAGACGAGGCAGTAATGGTGGAGTTGGAACAGTATATACTCAAGGATTACTATTTGGTGAGTCACCAACAACTGCAACTCTTGAGTTTCAAGCAGCAGGAGTAGCAGAAACAAGGACTATTACAGCGAGTTAAATTATGGCAGATTATGTAAATATACACGGAAACAATATTGAAATTAGATCAGCAGATCCTTCAAACCCTAGTGATGGACAGATATGGTATAATACAACTTCCAATCTTTTAAAAGGAAACATTAATTATGGAACGGGATCTTGGTCAACAGGAGGAACTAGAAATACTAACTCTCCAAATGGAATGAGTTTAGGTACTTTATCTGCAGCTTTCTTAGTAGGTGGAAGGGTTCCACCAGCACCTCCATATGCAACAAGTGTTACTGAAAATTATGATGGAACTTCTTGGACGACAGGAACTCCTACTGGTCAAGACATGGATTCAGGTACGGGAGAAGGAAGTCAAACAGCTGCAATTATTGCTGGAACAGGATGGCCTGGAGCAGGAGGTAAAACTCAAACAACTTATTTATTTACGTCAGGTTCTTGGACAACAGGACCCGCAGTGCCTGGTAGTGTAGCAAGATATTATGGTGCAGCAGGAGGAACTGCAGGACAAACTGCAATGATTAGATTTAATGGTGAAGCTCCTGGAGGATCAGTTTCATCTGCGAGTTATATTTGGAATGGATCTGCTTGGTCAACAGGTAATCCAACTGGAACTCCTGGTGAAAGTGCTTATGGGTTTGGAACTTCAACAGCTGCTGTAGGTTTTACAGGCCCCAATGGACCACAACCTACTGCTTACGTTGTTGAATACGATGGAACATCTTGGGCTGCAGGCACAGCTTTTCCAATAACAGGAAATAATAAAAGCACAGGAGGAACACTAACAGCAGGAATTGTAACTGGAGGTACTGGAACTCCAAATACCATAAATGCTTTATATGATGGAACAACTTGGACAGTGTCTCCTCAAAGTAGACCTATTGGAGGTGCACAACCTCCGAAAGGTGAAGTAGGAACTCAAGGATCTCATTTAGTGGTTGCAGTGCCATCTCCAACTACTGCTACTTTAGAATGGGTTTCAGGACCAAACGTAGTAACTTTAACTAGTTCTTAAGATTGACTTTATTATAATAAAGTATATATCTCTATTACATAAAGGAGATATTATGACAGAAAAAAGAAATATAAAAGATCTTGTAAACAAAGAATCAGATAATTTACACAACATATTGGATCCAAGAGACGTTACTGATTTTAAAGGTATGGTTGATGAATTAAGAGACACTTGGACAAAAAAACAAATATTTAGAACCGAAACAGAAATGAGGTTTTCAGTTTTAAATGATTTAAAATATCCAACAAAAGCTGCAAAGTATTGGCAGTGTGTTAGAGAACAAAATGTTTATTTAGAAAATTTAATGAGTTTATCTTTCGACTACAGAAGAGCTGAAGTTAAATTAAAAAGATTAAAACAAAAATTAAAAGATGAAACAGATGAGTTAAAAAAAGAACTTATTCAAATTGACATTGATGAAAAGACATATGCTAAAGCAAATATGCAATTAACAGCAAAAGATAGAATGAGAGAAATTAGATTATGGTCTCAACTAAAAAAAGAAAACGATGATGGCACTTTTGATAAACAAGATGTTAATGAACATCAGTTAGAATCTTATCATAAAATAATGATTAATAGAAAAAATACTTTAACTCAAGGATCTAGTCAACCAGAAGTTTTTAACGTATTGGGTCAATTAGAAACTATTGAAAGAGTTAAGAAAGAAAGAGGACAACTTGAAAATAAAAAAAGAGAAGCTATTTCTTCAGAGTCGAAACTTGGCGCTAAATCCACATAATCAAAGACAGACTCCATATTATAAAAAAGTAAGAGACCATATAAAAAAAATGGGTTATATTATTAATCCATTATTAGTTGTTGAAGAAGGGGATAAATATAAAATTGTATATGGTAATAACAGATATTTATCTGGAATAGAATTAGGTTTTGAAGAATTTCCTATTCAAGTATTGAAAGATAATAAAGTAGATACTATAATGAAAGCAGCTAAAGATTATAAAGAAGTTAATTTAGATGAAATTTAATTTTGTATTTCTAGGCCAATCTGTATTAAAATATCAAGTCCCTCTTGACATGTATACGGCAATAAATCAAATTTATGAAAAAAAATTTAAGGAATTAAAACCTGCTAATAAACAATTAGTTGGTAAAATTAAAAATGAACATAGTTTGTTTTATGATGGAAAAGATCAAACAAACATGTCACCCCATACTGAACTACCATTAAATATTTTAAAATGGTTCGAAGAATGTTATAGACATTATTTAGATTGGAATAAAGTAAAAGAGTATCAAATACATTTAAATTCTATTTGGGTCAATGAAATGAAAGAACATGAATATAATCCAGTGCACGTGCACCAAGGTAATTTGTACACTGGTCTATCTAGTGTAATGATTTTAAAATTACCTAAAAGTTTTGGTGTTGAATATTCATCTGAACACTCACCACAAAATGGACGATTACAAATATTAGGTTCAGCAGCTGGTCAATTTGCCCATACAGATTATCAACCAGAAGTAGCTAATGGAGATTTTTTTGTATTTCCATATGACTTAAGACATCTTGTATATCCATTTAATGGTCCAGGTTATAGAAGAACTTTAGCTGCAAACTGTGATGTAGAATACAATCCCATAGCAAATAGAGGAGCTTAATGTACAAAAATAAAATAATAACTGAACCTAAATGGAAAAGTTGGATTGTTGAAACCCAAGGACCTCTGTTAACACCGGAACAATGTAGAATGGTTATTGATTGTGGAAGAAGTCAACCTCCTCAAAAGGCTGAAGTTGGTTTAAATAAACCGGGTGGTGGAGTAGACACTGAGAAAAGAGTGACTACTATTTCTTGGATACCGTTTAAAGCTTTACCTCAACTGTATGACACATTAGATACGTTTATACAAAAAGCAAATTTAAATCATTTTGGTTTTGATGATATAAGAATTACAGAACAAGCTCAGTTTACAGAATATCCAGAAGGTGGTTTTTATGACTGGCATATGGATACCGATGTGGTTGGATTGCATGAACCACCTGTAAGAAAAATATCTATGACTCTTTTATTAAATCATGAATCAGAATTTGAAGGAGGGGATTTAGAATTACTTTCACCTGGTAAGTTTAAACCTATGCAACAAGGCCATGCACTTTGTTTTGCATCGTTTTTAAATCACAGAGTTAATCCTGTAAAACGTGGTATTAGACAATCTCTTGTTGTTTGGTTCGGAGGTAAACCTTTTAAATGATTAAAGAACAATTTTTTCCAACGACGATATACGGTAAAGATGTACAATTAGACAATGGACTATTTGAAAAAGAAATAATCGATTGGTCAAAAAGAGATTCTGGTATAACAAAAACAAATCGTAATGGTTGGCATTCTAAAACTGAAATGCATAAGATGCCTGTCTTTAAACCTCTAGTAGATGAATTATTTAAAATGCAATTTGAAATATATGAAGAAGAATGGTTAGATAGAGAACCTGTATTAGGTAACATGTGGGCCAATATAAATCCACCAGGTTCATACAATGCTTCACATGTGCACGCCAATAGTTTGTTTAGTGGTGTATATTATGTAAAAGCTCCAAAAAATTCTGGTAGTTTAATTTGTAATGATCCAAGACCAGGAGTTCAATTAAATATGCCTGTAAAAAAAGAAAGTCAACCACCAAAACATTTGTGGAGAGATGTGCATTTAGAACCTATTGAAGGTAGAATACTTATGTTTCCATCTTATATTTGGCACTCAGTTGATCCAAATCAATCTAATGATATAAGAATATCGGTGAGTTTTAACTTTATCCAGAAAGGTTTTGATGCTTAAAAACTTAATACATTCTTTTTTTATTGGTGAAAAAATAAATCATTTTAAAGATGAATTGATTAAAGAATGCATAGAACAAAGATATCAAATAAAAGATAAAGGAAGTTTTTTTGTTAAGAGTAAGTATCAAAATAATTTATATAATATATTTATTAGTGAAGCTAAAAAAACATTAAACAAATTTACTTTAAAAAACATGGATTTTGAAATGTGGTGTTACATAAGTGATAATGAATTTAATGATACAGGATGGCATAATCATACAGAAAAATCTACTATTAATTGTGTAATGTATTTAATTACTCAAAATAAAGGAATAGATTTTAAATTAGAGAATGAAGAACTACACCTAAAACCAAAAGAAGGAGAGATGTTAATTTTTCCTGCATTCTTAATGCATTGTCCCCACCCATCAAAAACAGACAAAAGAATAACACTTAATTTAGAATTACTTTGTAATGAAACAGATAAGGAGATTTTTAATGTTTAGTAAATATCAAGTAATAAAAAAAGCAATTAGTTATGAATTAGCTAATTTTATATTTAATTATTTTTTATTAAAAAGAGACGCAGCTAAATTTATGTATGATAATAACATTATACACGATAATGGTATGTTTGGCACTTGGTCTGATACACAGATACCTAATACTTATTCTCATTATGCTGATCATGTTATGGAAACTATGCTAATGAAAGTATTGCCTAGAATGCAAGAAGAAACAGGACTACAGTTAGTACCTACATATTCTTATGCTAGACTATATAAGAAAGGCGATGAATTAAGACGACATAAAGATAGACCAAGTTGTGAAATATCAACTACTTTAAATTTAGGTGGTGATCCATGGCCTATATTTATAGACGGTACAGGTGCAGACTGTGTTATAGATGAATATAAAAAGATTATAAAACCCGATGCTCCAAAAGGCACGAAAGTCTTACTTGAAGTAGGGGATATGCTGGTGTATAGTGGGTGTGATCTGGAACATTGGCGAGAGCCATTTGAAGGAAACATTTGCGGCCAGGTATTTCTACATTATAATCATGTAAATGGCCCATTTGCTGACAAAAACAAGTTTGATGGAAGACCTATGTTAGGTCTACCACCATTTGTAAAATAGTATTATAATGGAGTCATATGTTACAAAAAATAGGTTTTGCACCAGGTATTAATAAACAAATAACACCTACAGGAGCAGAAGGTCAATGGATCGACTGTGATAATGTTAGGTTTAGATATGGTACACCTGAAAAAATAGGTGGTTGGAAACAACTTGGCGATGACAAACTAACTGGTGCAGGTAGAGGTCTTCATCATTTCGTAAATAGTAAAGCTAGAAAATATGCAATCATTGGAACAAACAGAATTTTATACGCATACTCAGGTGGTGTATTTTATGACATACATCCTATTAAATCTACAACAACGCTTACAAATGCATTTACCACGACTAACGGATCGTCAACTGTTACTATAACTTTCTCTAGTCCTCATAATATTGGAGAGCAAGATATTATATTGTTAGATAATTTTAGTTCTATTACCAATTCAAATTTTGGTGCATCTGATTTTAACGATAAAAAATTTATGGTAACTAGTGTGCCTTCTAGCACAACTATTACTATCACAATGCCATCAAACGAATCAGGATCAGGTGCTACAACATCTGGCGGTATTAGAGTGCAACATTACTATCCTGTTGGACCCGCTGTGCAAGCAAAAGGTTTTGGTTGGTCTCTTGGAACTTGGGGTGGTGAAACAGCAGGTGAACCTACAACAACTTTAACAAATGGTATTAATGATACTGTAACAACTGGAATAATTTTGGGAGATGTATCTCAATTTCCAGATTCTGGAACAAACTTTATAAAAATAGATAACGAAGAAATATCATACACAGGTATATCTGGTAATGAACTTACAGGTGTAACTAGAGAAGTTAGAGGTACGACAAAAGCTGCGCATAGTGGTGGAGCAACTGTAACTAGCACAACAAATTTTGTGGCTTGGGGTGAAGCAGCATCAGGTGACTTAGTATTAGAACCAGGTATGTGGTCATTAGATAACTTTGGTGATAAAGCAATTTGTTTAATACATGATAGTGCTGTTTTTGAATGGGATTCTGCAGCAACAGGTGCGGAGAATACTAGAGCAACAATTATATCTGGTGCACCAACAGCGTCACGTCATATGTTGGTATCTACACCCGATAGACACTTAGTATTTTTCGGAACAGAAACAACAATAGGAGATACTACAACACAAGATGATATGTTTATTAGATTCTCGGATCAAGAAGATATAAATACATACACACCTACAGCAACCAATACAGCCGGTACACAGAGACTGGCCGATGGATCACAGATCAGAGGAGCAATCAGAGGTAGAGATGCAATTTATGTTTGGACTGATACAGCATTATTTACACAACGTTTTGTTGGTCAACCATTTACATTTGCCTTTTCACAAGTTGGAACTAACTGTGGACTCGTTGGACAAAATGCATGTGTAGAAGTGGATGGTTCTGCATATTGGATGTCAGAAAATGGTTTTTTTAGATATGCTGGTAAACTAGAATCATTACCTTGTTTAGTAGAAGATCATGTATATGACAATATAAATTTAGAGTCTGGTAACCAAATGGTATCAGCAGGATTAAATAATTTATTTGGAGAAGTTATTTGGTTTTATCCTACAACAGGATCATCTGTAGTAAATAAAATGGTTGCATATAACTATTTTGATTCATCAAGAGAAAGACCAGTGTGGACAAATGGCACATTAGCTAGAACTATGTGGGAAGATTCTGCAGTATTTGGAAAACCACACGCTTTAGAGTATAGTGCTTCAGTTGATACCTCTTTTGATGTTGTAGGAAATACTGAAGGTTCTACAATATACTATGAACACGAAACAGGCACAGATCAAGTTCAAGGTGGTACAACGACTGCGATTACAGCAAACATATCTTCTGGAGATTTTGATATTACACAACAAACAACACGAGGTGGTCAATCAACTGGTGTTGCAACCTTTAGAGGAGATGGTGAGTTTTTAATGAAGATAAGAAGATTTATACCAGATTTTATATCTCAAACAGGTAATACACAAGTTACATTACAATTAAGAAATTTTCCTAATGATAGTCAAGCTAGTTCAGCATTAGGACCTTTTACAGTTTCATCATCTACACAAAAAGTAGATACACGTGCAAGGGCAAGAGCTGTTGCATTAAAAGTAGAAAACACATCGTCAGCTCAAAGTTGGAAGCTAGGAACTTTTAGATTAGATATACAACCGGATGGACGTAGATAATGGCAATAAATTTTGATCAAGATAGAGGTAGTTTATTAGGTATCAATAATAATAATATTAATTCTAATCAAATGGCTTTTTTACCAGAGTTTCTTGAAAACTTGTTTTTAGGTAACCCAGAAAGTATTCAACTCGGAGAAGAGGGTTCACCTATAGATAAAGCAAAAGATGCTTTAGAAGAAAATAAACAAAAATCACTACCCTCTGCAGAAGACGTGTTGAAAGGTAATATATCATCTTTAGGTTTACCTTCAGATAATCTTACTGCCATGGCTATAGCAAACTATGATAATTTGTTTGCTCCAAAAACTCTTACCGATGCATTTGGTGTTAAGAGAACTGTTCCAGGTTTAGATAGACCAGAAGATTTATATACAGGTAAATTTAATGTTATGGATGGTTTACCAAATGATGGCATTACTAAAAATGTTAGATTTAGAAATATGTTACTTCAAGATTTAAAAAATTTACCAAGTGATATTAGAACTAGTTTAGGCACAGTAAAAAAAGGTTTAGCAGAAGACTTTGGTGGATTAAAAGATGTTGCAACAAATATAAAAAATAAAGGTATTGATCTTCTTGGTTCAGGTAAAGAGTTAGTATTTAAAGGAATAGGTAGTTTATTTGGTGGACCTGTGGGTAGTTTTATTGGTGGTGCATTGGCTAACTTAAAAGAAACACCTGAACAAAAAGCAATAAGAAATTTTTATGAACAAAAATATGGATTAACTGATACAGGTCAAGTAGCTAGTGGTATTATGCAAGGGTATAATCCTGTCTATGGATTTGGTGGAGCTGGATTACAAGGAGCAATAGACAAACGACTTGCAACTATATTAAAAACAGAAGAGGACAAAAAGAAAAAAGGTTTAAAATTATCTCAAGAATTAATAAATAGAAGAAGAGAATTAGAAGCTCTTAAAAGACAAGAAGAACAAGCATTAGCTGCAACACTAAGTCAAATAGGCAAAGACGAATATACAGGACCAGGTAAAGCTTTTGCACCTAGACAAGATACATTTACAAAAGGAAAAACAGTGACACTATCAGATGGAAGACAATATAGTTCACCTAGATAATTATGGCAAAGATAGTACAAGTATTAACTAGACCCGCACCTGAATATGATTTAGGTACAGCAGAAGCACAAGTAAGAGATCTTGATGCGATTGTAGAAAAATTAAATACTAC